TGTAAAAAATTTAATAAAATGAAAGCAATAGAAAAACAAGAGTTAGAAACATTAAGAGAATTAAACAAAAGCTTCGTAGATCTTAGAGCAAAGTTGGCAGATTTAGAAATTGCAAATCGCAATATCCAATCTCAGAAGAACTTAGTATTTAACGATTTAGATAAGTTGTCATCTGAATTTAAATCAATAGAGGCTGACTTGTTAGAGAAGTACGGAAACGTAAAGATAAACTTAGAAACAGGAGAAATAACAGATGACAAAGATTAGTCAATACCCTACACTTTCAAATCCTACACAGGATGATATATTAATAGGTACAGATGTAAATAACTCTGACGAGACTAAGAATTTTAGTATTGGAAGTATTATTTCTTTAGTAGGTAACGGACCTGTAGGCCCTCAAGGACCTCAAGGACCTCAAGGACCTCAAGGACCTCAAGGAAACACTGGGCCTACTGGACCTCAAGGAAACACTGGTCCTACTGGACCTCAAGGACCTGTAGGACCAGCAGGATTAAACTGGCAAGGTGCTTGGGTATCAGGGACATCTTACGTAGCAGATGATGCTGTAGGATATGATGGGGCGTCTTGGTTCTGTATATTAGCTACTTCGGGAACTACTACTCCTGATGTTGACACAACACACTGGGCACTGTTAGCTTCTCAGGGAGCCATTGGACCTGCTGGACCTGCTGGATCTACTGGACCTACTGGACCTCAAGGACCTGCTGGAGGAGCTGGAGGATTGCAGCAAGCGTTTGATAATGGAAGAACAATGACTGCAGGCGCTTATACTGCTGCAGTTTTTAGCGGAGCTGTTGGGTTTTCTGTTGAAAATACATCAACACTTAGTAAAGCAACCTTAGATACAACTAAAATTACTTTTACAAAAAATGCCGCTGGTTTAAAGACTACTAATTTACTTCAGGCAGTTACCCCTACAGCAAACAGAACTATATATTTTCCAGATGCTGATGGAACTGTTGCTTTACAGACATATAAAGTTTGGAGAGCTGCAATTAATTATAATTCTGTTGTAAATGTTCTTGTTAATGAGATAGGATTTACATCTCCTGTAATAACTAACCCTTCTAATGGTAAAATTATAATAACTAAGACTGGATTTTTCACAAGTATTGATGAAAATAAACTAGATTTAATCACTGCAACTGTAAATAACTTAGGAGCTCCTTATGTGTGTACTCTAGAAAAGTACGCATTTGATCCAAACAACTCATTAGAATTGAATATATTTGATATGACTGGAGTGCGATCAACAACTCCACCGTGTAATTTTACCGTAGAAATTAGAATTTACAACTAATAATTTAAAATCAAATCAAATGGATATAATAAGAAAGATATCAGTTGGCGCTGACTATAAGAATGGCGCTATGCACTACATAGTAGGTCAGGATGTTCTTAATGGTAGCCATAGAATAAATCATATTGGAATAAATGAAAACACTGGAGATTTTGAGATCTGGATCGAGAAGGATGACGAGATTAAGAAGTGGAAGAAGTTTAACGCTAATATGCCTATATCTACAGAGAATAATATTGACTTCTAATGAAATCGCCATTTTACTTTGTCGTTAGACCTACAAACGGTAGGAGGTACGACAATATAAAGAAGATAGGCGATATCAACTTTATAACCAGTGTATCTCAGGAGGACCACACGGCAACTAATAGATTTGCTGAGGTTGTGTCAGTTCCAAATAATTATGTTGGCGACATCTGTGTCGGTGACATACTTCTAGTTCACCATAACACGTTTAAGATTTACTACGATATGAAAGGTCAGGAGAGGAGCGGAACTAGCTTCTTAAAGGATGACCTTTTCTTTGTTGATGAGGATCAGTACTTTATGTACAACCACAATGGAGAGTGGAGGACACACTCTAAGTACTGTTTTATAAAGCCAGTGAAAACTCGTGAGTCATATATAAGTAAGGGAGGAGTATTTGAACCACTTATCGGAGTTGTTAAATACTCTAATGACGAACTTAGAGATTTAGGCGTTGTAGAAGGAGATGAAGTTTCCTTTGAGCCAGATAGCGAGTACGAGTTTAATATTGACGGGGAGAAACTTTATAGAATGTTCACTAAAAATATTACAGTCAAATGGAACTAACGGATATAAAGAAGAGAATCATCGAGGCTGGATATAAGGCTGTTGATGAACTAATAAAGGTTGCAGAAGATAAGATTCTTACTGGTGGAGATGATGATCTTTCGTCTGACAAGTTGAAGAACGCTGCTGCCACCAAACGTCTGGCTGTGGAAGATGCCTTCGCTATACTTAATCGAATTGAATTAGAAAAGGAATTAATCAATGGAGAGTCAAAAACAAAAGAACCTACAATCAAAGGATTTGCAGAGGGAAGGTCTAAGTAACGTAGTTCATAACTTGATTCCAACTGCTATTCTTACTAGTGGAAATAACAAGAAATCTTGGGAGTACGGTTACAATGAGAAGTACGACATAGTTGTAATCTCTAAGGACGGTACTATTGGTGAAATATATAACATAAACGGACTAAATATTGCACTACCACTCGTCCCAAATATTGTCTATAAAAGGGACGAGAAGAAGGAGAAACAGTACTGGGAAGCTGCAGATTACCCAAAGGAACTACACAATATTAAGTCTATATTTCAGTGGCACACTATGCAGAAGGACTTCAAGGCTAAGTGGGTTGATTACATAGAGAATGAGTTCGTAAGGCGTGAGGATGGTATGTTCTTTATGAATAATGGCGTGCCGACTTATATAACTGGAAGTCACTATATGTACCTTCAGTGGACAAAGATTGACGTAGGTCATCCTGACTTCCGTGAGGCTAACAGGATATTCTTTATTTTTTGGGAGGCTTGCAAGGCTGATGATAGATGCTTTGGTATGACGTACCTAAAGATAAGACGTTCTGGGTTCTCATTTATGGCATCTTCAGAGTCTGTAAATGTGGCAACACTTGCAAAGAATGCAAGGATTGGTATATGCTCAAAGACTGGAGGTGATGCTAAGGCGATGTTTACTGATAAGGTTGTGCCTATATCAAGCAACTACCCTTTCTTCTTCAAACCTATTATGGACGGTATGGATAAGCCGAAGACAGAGTTAGCCTATCGTGTACCAGCATCTAAGATTACTAAGAAGAATATGTACGAGAGCGATAACTCAAACCTTGAAGGTTTGGACACATCTATCGACTGGAGTAACACGTCTGACAACTCGTATGACGGTGAGAAGTTGAAGCTGTTAATTGAGGATGAGTCTGGTAAGTTAGAGAAACCAAACAATATACTAAATGGTTGGAGGGTTCGTAAGACCTGTCTGCGTTTGGGTAGTAAGATTATTGGAAAGTGTTTAATGGGATCTACAGTAAACGCCCTTGAGAAGGGTGGTGGAAACTTTAAGAAATTATATGAGGACTCTAAGATTAATACTAGAAACGCAAATGGACAGACTAAGACTGGCCTATACGCTCTGTTTATTCCTATGGAGTGGAATTTTGAGGGTTATATTGATAGGTATGGTATGCCTGTTTTTAGACAGCCTAATTCACCGATAGAAGGTGTAGACGGAAGACCTATAAGAATAGGAGCTATTGACTTCTGGGAGAATGAGGTTGACTCGCTAAAGAATGATCCTGACGCACTTAATGAGTTCTATCGTCAGTTCCCAAGGACAGAGAGTCACGCGTTTAGAGACGAGAGCAAGGCATCTATATTTAACCTTACTAAAATATATCAGCAAATTGATTACAACGACTCACTTATAAAGGACAGGGTTCTTACAAAGGGTTCGTTCCATTGGAAGGATGGTAAAGAGGATAGTACGGTTGTATGGACTCCAGACATAAGGGGTAGGTTCTTAGTGTCTTGGATACCATCAAATCAGCTTATGAATAATGTAATCACAAGGAACGGAGTCAAGCATCCTGGTAACGAACATATTGGAGCGTTTGGATGTGATCCATATGACATATCTGGAACAGTTGGTGGTGGTGGATCTAAGGGTGCACTTCACGGACTTACTAAGTTTAATATGGAT